ATGGTAAAGAAAAATAATGACTATACTGGTGGCAAAACAGCCACAGATATTTTTGCAAATTTTAATTCATCAAAAATACTTGACATACATCCAGTCCAGGGTTTATTGTTACGTGTGATTGATAAAGTACAAAGAATTAGATCTTTTACAGTAGATAAAGAACTATCTGTTCCTAATGAAACAGTAGAAGATGCTTGCGATGACATTGTAAATTATGCTATCTTAGCTAAGGCAATGTTGATTGAAGAAAGATCTAAGATTGGACAGAAGAAATCCAAATAAAATTTTTGCATGACGAAAAACTGATACGTCAGTGTCATGTAAATCGAGCAAAAGCTCAAAATAATAACTTAATATATATTGCAAATGAGGGGCTATCCGTTGGACTTAGAACTAGCACATGTCGCATGTTAGTGGCAAGTCTTCTAAGCCATAACCCCAACAGAATGCAGTATAATAAAAGTATATCAGAATATGAACAACACCCACGACCCCGCTTACTACAAGTGGAACAAACGAAACCATAATTATGGTTTCAATAAAAAACATCATGTAGCCATTGAAAGATATGGTGTGATGGGAAAGCCGTTAGATGAAATGCCAAAAACAGTAAAAGTAGGCATTTACAATCTAGCAACAATACCTCGCGTAAATCTTGGAATAGATTCCCAATATCAGCGAGCGTTAAAACATAAACAGATTTCTAAAATCCAAGAGAATTGGGACGACGAAATTTGTGATTTGCCATCTTTTTACCTCTATGAAGATGAAAAGACTGGTAAGGTATATCCGCAAATAATTGATGGCCAAAATCGCACATGCGCTAATCCGCATGATGAAATAACTGGCCGTGTAATTAATACACTGGCTCCAGTTGAGAGGTGCTTACAAGCAAACAACCCAAAAACAAAAAGTGTATGGGATGTCCATGCTCAGTTTTGGTGTCAGTATGTTGCGGTAACTAGATTAAGACAAACAGACAATAAGTTTGTTAAAGGTTTAGTTAAAGCATTCCAAGCATTGGGGTATGACCCTAAAGATGTTACCAAATTTAAATCTGAAGTCACCGATATTTCAGGGCAAATTGGTAAATATCACCAAACTATGTACAATGCAATAGCAAGAGAGCTAGGCAGAGTACCAAGGGTAGGGTTAGCTGAAGCTGATAAAGCCTCTTTTAGAGCTAAAGTTATGACAGATGTTGTAACAATAATCGATCAAGTCTTTAAAAGAGAGATCGCCGAACACGCTGAAGGCACTGTAACTAATCAGTGGGGACAGCAAATTTGGGCAGGTCTCACTCAATTCTTGACAGACTCTAGAGAGGACTTCGGTGTAGGCGGATCTTATGATGTAGATGAAATCATTAAAATCATGAGAAGAGGACAATGGAGAATGGGAGGAACAAAAGGCAAATATCAAATCGTTGAAACAATTAATGATTATGATAATATTGCAGACAAATATAAAGCTAAAGATATAAAAGGCGTTTCAAAAAGAAATGCTGATTGTTGGCAGAGACTTATATTTGATATGCACAAATACTATCAAAGAAATAACTAATAGTTATTTATTCACGGCCCTCTCCTTCGGGAGAGGGCTTTTTATTTCCAGGATTTAACAAAATAAAAATAAATAAGTATTGAAATTCTAACTTTAATATTTATCATCATTTAATGATTTGGAATGAAATTTTATGCCTTGGAGATTCTCTGACTTATGGGGCTAGAGATAAATATGGTCGCTCTTATCCTGCTGAATTAGGTAAAATTCTTTCAGAAAAAACTGGAGACTTTTACATTTGTCACAATTATGGAATAAATGGAGAGACAAGCTCAGATTTGCTCAGGAGATCTTGGAATATTATAAAGTCAAATAGAGACTCAAAAATATGTTTATTATTGATTGGTACAAATGATACAAAAAAACCTACCCCTTTAAATATCTACGAAGATAATTTAAGACAAATAATTTTATCAATAAAAGCTAATGGCATGATTCCAATTGTCGGAACTTTACCTGAATTAACTTTTAGTCCCTTCTATGCAAGGAATAGAGATTGGACTTTAAAATATAATAAATTAATTAAAAATCTAAGTGCTACGCTAGATTTTGATGTTTGCTCTATGGAGGGAATGCAAGACTATCTAATCGATGGAGTTCATTTTACTCATGAAGGATATAATGAGGTAGCCAGGAGATGGTCGGACAAAATTCTATCACTAAAATAGCAGTTGTAGGTAATACAAAACTGACTCTGAAAGGACTTACAGCTTTAAAAAAGCTGCCTAATGTTGAAATAAAAATAATACTTGGCCTTGATAGACAATCTGTTAATAAAAAAGTCAATTCGATATCATTTGCCAGTTTTCTCTCATCCTACTCTTATGTAGATGCTCCAAGTATTATAAGATCAAATGAATGGGATCTCTTTGAAAATGCTTGCAAAGAAAAAAAAATTGATTTAATTATATTATTAGGCGACTCTAGAATTGTCCCAGAATCAATCATAAATTCTTTTACTGTTATAGGAAATCATGGAGCTATATTACCTGATGTACAAGGTGGAGCTTCTCTTGTTTGGGGCAGAATGTTAAATAATACACAGTGGGGAGTTTCTATCATGGAAATAGATAAAAAAGTAGACTCTGGTAAAATTTTAAAAGTAAAAAAGTTTTCTTATGATATTAATTGTTCAGAGTTAGAATTTACTGAAAAGTGTGATGATCTAACTGTTGATGCTTTAATAGAAGTTTTAAATAATGATTATAATCCCATAGATAATGCTAAATGGCAATTAAAAATAGCTAAGCATACAGATAGCCAGGATGTGATAAATATTTTTAAATATTGCATTGATAATAATATTAATATATATTTACCCCCAAGAACTCCAGATGATGCAATTGTAAAAAACAAATGGAGCGATTCATTTAAAAAGATTTTTAAAATAGCTAATAATAAACCTTATCCAAGATGGAAAGATTCTGAGTAAATAAATGATTGTTAAATTAAATCCAGATGAAGTTTTAATCTGTGAACAGTTAGGCAGAATGAGATCAATAATTGCTAGAAGTTCTGGAGTTAAAGATGCAAAAGTTGGTACTCAAGATGGCAGTGAGGCAGATGTCATGGGTATGAAAGCTGAGTATGCATTTGCAAAACAATTTAATACTTTTCCAGACTTAGGGTTAACTCCCAGGAGTGGCAGTGCAGATGGTAAGCTGAAAGGATACGCTTACGATATCAAATCCACCACATACAAATCTGGTAGACTCTTAGCTACAAAAAAACAAAATCCAGATGTTGATATGTATGTACTCTGTATTGTAGATAATTCTGAGGTAGACATTAAAGGATATGCAATGAAAAAAGATTTAATACAGCCTTCTAATCTTAAAAACCTGGGACATGGTGAAGGTTATTGCATGGAGCAGAGCGAATTAACAAAGTTCAAATAAAGAAAAGTCCCAGATCGAATCATATTTTGCCAAATAAGGGGATATATTTTCTTGGATTTTTAAAAAATCAAAGCAATTCTTTTTTTATTTTAGCTAATCCTTTAATTTTCATTATTAGATTAGTAACATTAAAAGCATGAATTACATTTGTTTGTACTGTTAAAGGATAATTTAATTCAGTATCCAATCTTATGCCGTCAACTTCATACTCTGGTGGAACAATCTCTGAAACAAAATCATATAAACCTTTCTTTTTAAGTAGTTTATAATAGTAATCTATTTGTTCTTTTCTCGCCTCGACCAGTACATCCATGCCTAAATACGACTTAGCAGTCATTGTTAAATACCTAAAATATAGTCCTTCTTTTGTAGTTAAATCAGATACAACAATTAAATTCACATTATTAGTTACACAAGTGTAATAATAAAATAGAAATTTAAATAATTAAAACTATTATATATCATGCCCGAAGATAATTTAGGAGATCCAATACCAAGAAACGAACCTTTCGTTATTCCTGCTAGACCAGAAGAAACATTTGATTCTGTTTGGTTACGTAGCATTAATATTTACGCACCAGAAATAAATGCATCTGGAAACAATCAAGGAAGCATAAACGTAGAAATGTTACCTTACGATTCTAGCAATGATAAGATTTGGTCTACTGCTGATAATGAAGGTGTAGAATATTTAAATATACCAAGCAGAGTAAACGGAAGAAAAACTTTTTGGGATGCTGTAAATGAAGTACCAGAAGTTGCGAGTGCGATGAACTCAATCATCGAGGCTATCCCTGCTTTAAGAACTTGGGCTAATACTCCTCCACCAGAGCCAGAGCCACCAACTCCTGATCCAGATCCACAGCCAGAGCCAGAGCCAGATCCAGTCGATGATGTTGAAGAGGATGACTCAGAATAAGAGTCAATAAAGCGAATTAAAATTAATTTTAATTCAATTTAATCCACTTCCACCCATTTGGAGCCTTGTACTTAATCGAAGGTTTATTATTTTTCCAT